AACCCGATCGCAACATTGAGCAAGGCACAATAGAATGGTGGGCTACCCAACCTGCTGAAAGCAGAGAAGAAGCCTTTGGTGAGGACAATAGAGTTCCACTTGACCAAGCTCTAGACGAGTTGGGTCGATTAATTTGGCAAGCCAACTATGTGTGGGCCAATGGTCCCACCTACGACATGAACATCCTAGAGCATGCCTACAAGAGCTACAACAAGCCCTTGCCCTGGAAGTATTACCGAGTACGCGATGCTAGAACCATATACAGTTTGTATCCAGACTTGCCCAAGTATCCAGCCACCCACCATGCCTTGGAAGACTGTCAGCGCCAGATTTACTTGTTGCAGGACACATTCAAACACTTGAACATAAGAGAAATGCGATGATCATAGGTATTTGTGGTTGGATTGGGTCGGGTAAAGATACCATTGCTGACTATCTAGTAAACCTACACGAATTCCGCAGAGACAGCTGGGCCAACTCGCTTAAAGATGCTGTGAGTGCTGTGTTTGGATGGGACCGTGAACTCTTAGAAGGGCGTACTAGACAAAGTCGCGAGTGGCGCGAAACTGTGGATCCTTGGTGGGCCCGGCGTCTGGACATGCCTAAATTAACTCCACGCTACATCCTGCAGTTGTGGGGCACTGAAGTGTGTAGACAGCACTTTCACGATGACATCTGGGTAGCCAGTGTGGAAAACAAACTGCGCCGAACCACCGATGACATAGTGATTTCTGACTGCAGATTCCCCAACGAAATAGCTGCCATACGCAGAGTGGGTGGGCGTGTGCTGTGGGTACGGCGCGGACCCATGCCTGAGTGGTACACCTGCGCACTACGCACCCTGGCAGCCGGAGAGGATCAGTACTTGATGGAACAGCGCGGGCTGGGCATGCGTCGTCAGTGGCCCGAGATTCACACCAGCGAGTGGGCCTGGCTTGACACTCCCTTTGATCTTGTGATTGACAACAACGGTACCATGGATGATCTCTATGCCCAAGTCAATGATCTGGTTCAAGATCTCCAACACGCCAAGTTAAATCCAGCCTGTTGACTTCAATCACACAGTTTTGACAAATAGTTTTTAGATTTCTAAAATCGGAATTGTGTAAGTCGCCGTCTACATGGTAAACCACTAGCTGGGCACTGTACTTGGACTTGAACCCGCAGCGGTCACACACTGTTTTCTTTTTGTAACCAGCCTGTTGCCACTTAGGCACTGGCGGTTTTATCCTGCGACCTTTGCGTATGCAAACTTCACATCGCGAACGGTAGTGCACTCTATCTTCAGACAAATAGTTTACAGCACAAGGACGCTGCTGGCAAGCTGGACATTGTGGTCTTTTCATAACCCTATTTACACAAAACCTTTGCCAAAGGTGCCTATTTAGGTACAGTTTTTGGTGGTTCCGATAAATATCAATAACTTGAAGAGGAACCCATTATGGCCCTAGTATCCCCAGGAGTACAAGTCACAGTCATTGACGAAAGTCAATACCTACCTGCTGCTACCAATTCAGCACCATACTTTTTGATTGTTACAGCACAAAACAAAGCCAGTGGCGCAGGTGTAGGAGTTGCAGCTGGCACATTAAAAGCCAATGCAAACCGATCTTATTTGATCACCAGTCAGCGCGATTTGTCCGCTACTTTTGGTGTACCATTCTTTTATAAAACCACTGCCGGCACACCCATCAATGGTTATGAACTCAATGAATATGGCCTACTTGCTGCTTACTCGGCTCTAGGCTCTACCAATCAAGCCTATGTTCAGCGTGCTGACATTGATCTCTCAGCACTCACAGCCACCTTGGTTCGCCCCACAGGCAGTGCACCCAATGGTACTTATTGGCTAGACATTGCCAATACAACCTGGGGCATTTTCCAGTGGAACAGTGTAACCAATGCATTTACCAATCAAGTGCCCACTGTTATCACCAGTACCACAGACCTAGAATCAAGCAGTACTGTGCCTTTGCAGAGTATTGGCAGTATTGGTCAATATGCAGTTGTGGTTGTAGGTGTAAATGACGTATATCAAAATCCAATTTATTTCAAACGTGGTGGACCTACTAGTAGCCAAACTTCAGCCACAGAACTCAGTGATTATTACAATACTTGGGTCTTGGTTGGCAGCGATGATTGGAAAACAGCATGGCCCACAATTCAAAGTACCAACGCCCCAGCATCATTGACCAACGGTAATTCAGTCTTTATCAACGGTACCAGTGTGGCTACTGGAACCTCGGTTACAACCTTGAGCAACAATATTAATTCAGCGGCTATTACTGGTGTTTATTCTGGCGTGATTGATGGCAAGTTGTATATCTATGCCAACAGCACTGCCACAGCAGACGGCAGTACAGGTGGCGAAGGTGCAATTGTAATTTCTAACAATTCTGGTACACCATTGACAACCTTGGGTATCACAGCAGGAACTTATTTGGCTCCGGCTTTCCAGGCCAGTCCTAACTATCAAACACCACGCTGGGGCAGTACACAGACAGATCCGGAACCCACCGGATCGGTATGGCAAAAAACCAATAATGTTAATCTTGGTGCTAACTTGGCACTTAAGAAATATAACAGCACCTTGGCAGTATGGGTACAACAACCTTGTAATGTTTACCCTTATGCGACCAATGCTATCTATGCGTTGGATCCTTCGGGTGGAGGTACAAATATTCCCATTGGAACCACTTTCGCTTTATCAAACCCTGCATACAACAGTCCAGACACAGCAGGGTTGGAAATTTTTGAACGTTTCCAAAGCGGATCGATGAGCATTACAGGGGATACTGACACTCCAAGTTTCTTAGGAACTGATACATTTAGTATTAGGGCCACACAACCTGGAACCGCAGCCTTGACCACACCTGTGACAGCCTACATTTTGAGTGGCAGTGCGTCAGACTTTGTTGCTGCTGTGAGTGCTGCCGCTGTGCCATATGTCAGTGCCGCAGTTGATAGTAACGGTGCTATTGTAATGACTCACAGTGCAGGTGGTAACATCTATCTAAGAAACCTTAACGGTACACCAGTCAACGAAGCAGGTTTTAATACATCATTGGAAGGTGTCAACAATGTAACAATCAGTGGGGCTGATTATGTAGCACTTACTGGATGGGCTACATATCCATTCTTTGAATATGCAGCCAGCTCAACTGCTCCAGATCAAGATCCAGATGATGGTACCTATTGGTACTATTCAGCTACCAATCAAGTAGATATTATGATTCAAAACGGTAATCACTGGGTAGGATATCAAACAGTTCTCAATGACACACGCGGCTATAATTTGACTTTGTGTAATGCCACTGGTCCTATCATCAGCGCCACAGCACCTACCACACAGACCAACACAGCACAGAGTCCATTGGCCTACGGAGATCTTTGGGTCAGCACTGCTGATTTAGAAAATTATCCCTTGCTGTATCGTTGGGAAAATGTGGATGGACAGGATCAGTGGGTGTTGATTGACAACACTGATCAAACCACAAGTAATGGTATCTTGTTTGCTGATGCACGTTGGGCTCCCAATGGGGTAACCAATCCTATTACAGCTTCTTTACCAACCATTACGAGCTTGTTGACTAGTAACTATTTGGATGTTGATGCACCGGTTGCCACACTGTATCCGCAAGGAACATTGTTATGGAACACACGACGCAGTGGATTCAATGTCAAGACCTTTCAAGTAAATTACTTCAACACACAAAACTTCTCTATAGGTGTATGGGACAGCACTACATCATATGTTCAAAATGATTATGTGCAGTATAATAATGCAATTTATAACTGTAAGGTTGCAAATACCAATCAACTGCCTACAAATACCAGCTATTGGTGGCCAGTCACAGAATCAAACACATGGCTGACTGCAGCAGGTAACAAAGCAGATGGCTCCCCTTACATGGGTCGCCAGGCACAGCGTGCATTGATTGTGGCAGCATTAAAAGCAGGCATAGATGGAAGTACCCAAGCTCGAGAAGAACAGCGGCAATTTAACTTGTTGGCTTGCCCACAGTATCCTGAGTTAATTCCTAACATGGTGGAACTCAGCAATGATCGTAACAACACATGTTTTGTTGTAGGCGACACACCACTGCGCTTGCAGCCAGAAGCTACTCAGATCATTGCTTGGGACAACGACTCAACAGATTGGACCACCAGTGATGGCTTGCAGTCGCACAGTGCTTATCAAGCAGTGTTCTACCCCAGCTGCCAGACCACAGACCTGTCGGGAAGCACAGTGGTACAACCACCAAGTCACATGATGGTTCGCACAATTATTCGTAGCGATGCTGCTGCTTATCCTTGGTTGGCACCTGCAGGTACACGACGTGGTGTTGCAGACAACGCATTGCGTATTGGCTATATTGAACCACTCACAGGAGAGTTTGTAACTATAGGTGTGAATCAAGGCTTGCGTGATGTGCTGTATCAAAACAACATTAATCCCATCACTTTTGTACCTGGCATTGGTATCACCAACTTTGGTAACAAGACCGGTCAAGTTTCAGCCTCAGCTCTAGATCGTATTAATGTGGCACGATTGATTGTGTTCCTGCGTGCTAGATTGGAAGAGATTGGTAAAACTTACTTGTTTGAACCTAACGATCAAATCACACGCAACGAAATCACCAATGCTGTCACTGGATTGATGATTGATTTGATTGCCAAACGTGGTATCTATGACTACTTGGTAGTTTGCGATCTATCAAACAATACACCAGCACGTATTGATGCCAACGAGTTGTGGATTGATATTGCAATCGAGCCTGTGAAAGCTGTGGAATTCATTTACATTCCGCTGCGTATCAAGAACACTGGCGAAATTGCTGCTAGTACAGCCGTAACAGCACAGGCAGGTTAATGGACATGGTAAAAATTCAAACATGGGGACTAAGATCCCCATTTTTGGCCCAAGGCCCAGCCATAAATAAAACATATAGGAGATAACATTATGGCCGTTTCATCACTAAGCAGAATGACAGTGCCTTTGGCCAGTGATCAAAGTCAGAGCACACAAGGTTTGTTAATGCCCAAACTCAAGTATCGCTTTAGAGTGATATTTGAAAATTTTGGCGTGAGCACACCTCGTACAGAATTAACCAAACAGGTCATGGACTTCAAGCGCCCCACAGTGACCTTTGCTGAGATCAGTCTACCTATCTATAACAGCACAATCAAGTTAGCCGGCAAGTACGCATGGGAAGATGTCACCTGTACTTTGCGTGATGACGCAGGTGGCCAGGTTCAACGCCTGGTTGGTGAACAGCTACAAAAGCAGCTGGACTTTATGGAGCAAGCTTCGGCGGCTTCTGGTATCGACTATAAGTTCTTGACACGCTTTGAAGTGTTGGACGGTGGCAACGGAACCTCTGAACCCATTGCATTAGAAACATGGGAACTATATGGTTGCTTCTTACAACAGGTCAACTATGGTGATGCCAATTATGGTGAATCAGGACCAATGACAGTGGCCATGACCATACGTTTCGATAACGCTCTACAAGTTCCAATTGGTAGTGGTGTTGGCGCCACTGTAGGTCGTACAGTAGGTGACGTTGTCAACGGTTAACGGCCAATGAGTTCTTGGGGGCAGGATTTTCTCAACGGCTTTGGCGAAGGCTTTTTCAGCGCACCAGGCCTCAAAGACTATAGTCACGCTTCAAAAACTTTTCGAAGCAACGGTTATGAACTAGCACCGCGGCAAAAGTTTCTTTTTCATGTGTATTTCAACTTGAACACTGCTCAGGTTCCTGTGCTGAAAAATATTTTCCCCGGCACAGCAAATGGTCAAACAGTGTTGGGTCTCTTGGTTAAAAATATTCAGTTGCCCAGCTATCAAATCAGTGTAGACACATTAAATCAGTACAACCGTAAGCGCCTGGTACAAAGCAAGATTGAATATCAACCAGTCAAGATAGATTTGCACGATGACGGTGGTGACAACATTCGCAACATGTGGTACAATTACTTCAGTTACTACTACAAAGATCCCAGCCAAAAATACGACAACTCGACGCCTACCAACGGGTCGTTGTTTACAACCTATACCACACCTGTGGGCTTTGATTACAACAGTAGAGACATATATGCCAATGATAGAAATATCAATGATTGGGGTTATGTGGGCGAAAATTACACCGACGGCTACATCGCTGCAGATGCAGGCAGCAAGCCAGCCTTTTTCAAAGACATTAGAATTTATGGGTTCGATCAACACAAATTTGCTGCTTATGTGTTAATTAATCCCATGATTACCGATTTCAGTCATGACACCTACGACTATGCTCAAGGTAACGGTACTATGAGCAATACAATGACCATACGTTATGAAACTGTGAAATATTATTCGGGAGCCATAGGCGCAGCCAGACCCGACAACAATGCCATTGGATTTGCTGATCCTGCCTACTATGATCTCATACGCAGTGGGATTAGCAGACCTGGAAGCACTGCCAGTGTGTTGGGCCAAGGTGGATTGTTGGATACCGGTATTGGCATCTACGAAGATCTTGCATCTGGTGGAGTAGGTGGCGCAATTGGCGCTATACAAAAAGCAGGAACACTGTTCAATACATTTAAAAATAAAGATATTCGCAGTGTGGTAAATCAAGAAGCCTATGATCTACTGAATACTACTATCCGTCAGAGTCTTCCTGGCGCAGTGCGAGGAGCAATTGGACAGAGAAACAATCCCAATACAGGTCAGGCTTCTGGCGGAAACTTTGGTGGTCAAACATTTCCTACTCCTGTGCCTCCAGAGGAATTTCAGTTTTAATTCTTTTTTTATTACCATAAGTATTTGATATGGGCTCAATTAACGCATTAAATCCCAGCATAGACACCACAGTCAGAATTTTTGACACATTCTATGCCTACGAAGAAAATGTGCCTGCAGAAGAATATGATGTGGTGTTTAGTTTTTTTCGAAGCGTGTTTACTACCAATGAAGCCGCGGGTAATTTTACAGTGGCACTATTTCGTGTGGCAAGAGAAAGTCGTGTGCCTGTACTAAATCTTTTGCAGCAGATGGAAGGTCAAAATCAAATTGAATTGACCATTACCATAGCCTACTATCTCAATACCATCCGTTCGCCAGCCACCTTGTTGGGGGTGGCACAACCCACTGCAGTCAATTATTATGCCAGCCGCAATGTGCTGATATGAGCAAGTGGGCACAAGGTCAGTATCAAGTTCTAAACCCTAATAAGTATGTGGGCAACGGCTTGCCTCGTTATAGGTCGGGTTGGGAACATGCGTTCATGAGATTTCTTGACAAC